AAACGGGTTGATCAAGGTCGAGGGCGTGGGACTCGCGTTCCTGAAGATGTCGCGCAAGGCGTACCGGATCGTGTGGGACAATGCGCCTGCCTATCAGAACGAGGGCCGCGAAGGGCGGATGTGCTGCGATGTGCGGATCGTGAACGGTCAGTTGGTGGGCGAGGACATCGCCGTGACGAGCCGTCTGCGTGAGCATGGCATCGATGTTTGGCTCAATCCCAAGATGACTTGCCCCCATGTCGGAACCAAGGTCTGGTACGGTGACTTCGCGGCGTACGTCAAACGATTGCTTGAACAGAAAAAGGCGGCGTAATGGAACCCGTTAAATTGGAAAGTGATTGAGGGTAAAAGATGACGACCGTACAAGAACTTGAAATTACCGTGACCAGCCACATTGACGTTTGTGCGGTGCGGTACGACGCCATCCATGCGCGGCTCAAGCGGCTGGAGAAACTTGTGATGACGGTCGGCGGCACGATCATCGTGATCCTGTTGGGTGCGTTGGGGACGATGGCCTCCATGCTGGTGGAAGCGTTGCAATGATCCCCGCAGCGTTGGCTCCGCTGCTCAAACCTCTGCTTGCAAGCGGGTTGTCGCTGATCGGCAATGCTGTACTTGCAAAGGGCAAGGATTGGGTTGAGCAAAAGACCGGTGTGGAACTGAAGCCCGATATGTCAGCGGATGAAATTATCCGGCTCAAGACCGCCGAAATGGAGCATGAAGAGGAACTGCTCAAACTAAAACTAGAAGAAAACAAACTGGATCTGGCTGAACTGGAGATGCGTTTAAAGGACGTAGACTCCGCACGAGACCGTGAAGTATCGATTGCGACCTCTGACAAAGCGCCGCTGATTAACAAGATCGTCACCCCCGTTCTCGCCCTTTCCATCTTGCTTCTCACCTTCGTCCTCTTTGGCATTGTCATGTTTGACAACACGCCTGTTGAATCCAGCCGCAAAGACATCCTGATCTACATCCTTGGTGTTCTCTCAGCCATCAGCACCCAAATCGTCTCTTACTACTTCGGTTCTTCACAGGGCAGCAAAGAAAAGTCTGACCAGTTGCGGGAGGCCATGAAGTGAGTAACATCGCTGAACAAGCCGCCTTTCTGCTGGATGTAGGTCGCTTGATTAACAAGGCAACGGAACTTGGCTTTCAGGTCACAGCCGGAGAATTGTTCCGCACCCCGGAGCAGCAAGAGGTTTACGTCAAGACGGGTCGTTCACGGACCATGAACAGTCTGCACCTGCAACGCAGGGCGGTGGATTTAAACTTCTTCTTGAACAACAAACTGACCTACGATAAACATGTTCTCGCGCCCCTTGGCGCATACTGGGAATCGCTCCATCCCTTGAACTCATGGGGCGGCAACGGTGTAAAACTTGTGGATACACCGCACTTCTCTCGCGGCGTTGATAAGGCTGAATGGCGGAGGGTGACCTAATGCCTGCGTCGATGACATTCACTAGTCTGCAATCTGACATCCGGAACTACCTCGAGAGAGGCGGCATCACGGATCCGATCGTATATGAGCAGATTCCTCGGCTGACTACGTTGGCCGAGCGGCGGATCTCACGAGAGCTGAAAATTCAGGGATTTCAAGTCGTGGTTAACACCACCATGCAAACTAATCTCGCAGTTTACCCGAAGCCGGATCGGTGGCGCGATACGATCAGTATAAACATCGGCACCGGGAACAACAACAATGTTCACACTCCTATTTTTGCCAGAGCCTATGAATATGTTCGGAATTATTGGCCGAATGAAACCGAGACTGGTCAACCCGAGTTTTACGCCGATTACGATTATAAACATTGGATATTCACTCCGACACCAGACGCTGCGTATCCGATGGAGATCCTTTATTACGAACTCCCGCCCCTCTTGGATAGCACGAATCAAACGAATTGGCTGTCGGAGTTTGCCCCAAACGTGTTGCTCTACGGGTCGTTGGTAGAAGCCACACCCTTTGTGAAAGACGATCAGCGCGTGCAGTTGTGGCAGTCTTATTACGATCGGGCATTATCTGCTTTGAACGGCGAAGATCTTCAGAAAATCCTTGACCGCGCTGCCACTCGCCAAGAGGCCTGATAAATGACTACATACACCAACACTTTTGGCGGCACCAACATTTACCCGAGTGACGTGCAATACAGGTACGTTTCATTAACTGTGAGCCAAGCACTCGATTGGCCTTTAGAGACTGCGCTGACCAACAACATTGCGGCATCCATCATGGATGTGAACGCAACGACGGCGAGTCTCACGATTGACATGCCGGACGCTACCGAGGCCAGCACTGGCGAAACGGTGCTCTTTAACAACGTTGGAGCTAACACATTCACGGTTCGCACGAGCACGGGCACGCAAATTTGTGCGCCGCAGTCGGGCACGACGTTTCAGATTTATCTGACAGATAACAGCACGGCAGCGGGTACGTGGAGATCGTTTCAGTACGGGGCATCGGCTTCGGCTACGAATGCTGCTGCGTTGGCTGGACTAGGCATCAAGGCCATTTCCACGACGCTGAACCAGTCAGTTGAGGTGTCATCTTTTAGCACCAACTACACGGCAGGTGTCAGTGATCGCTCCAAAGCATTTATCTGGACGGGTGGTGCGGGCACATTGTCTTTAACCGCAGCCCCTACTTTGGGCAATGATTGGTTTTTGCAAGTTCGCAATGGCGGCACAGGCGATCTGACGATTGACCCCAACAGCTCCGAGAACATCAACGGAGCCGCTACGCTTACTCTGTCGCCGGGTGATTCGTGCATCATCGTTACGGATGGTGTGCAGTTCTGGACGATTGGGTTTGGTCAGTCTGCGGTGTATGCCTTCAGCGTGTTGCAGATTGATATTTCGGGTAGTGGTAATTACACGCTTTCCATCGCAGAGCTAAACAAGACGGCATATATCTTTACCGGCACGCTGACCGGTGACCGCGACATTATTGTGCCGACAACGGTGCAACAGTACTGGGTCAGCAACCAGACAAGCGGCGCATATACGCTTGGCATCAAAACGGCTGCGCAATCCCCAACGACGACGGTGGCACAAAATGCTCGGGCTATTTTGTATTGCGACGGTACAAATGTGGTGGATGCTGATACCGCGACGATTGGTATACCGGTGACGGTGGCGCAGGGCGGTACGGGTGCTACAACGGCTTCCGGTGCTAGAGCGAACTTAGGTGCGACGGCCATTGGTGATGCGGTCTTTACGGCGGCGAATACTACAGCGGCGCAAATTGCGTTGGGGCTTGACCCAATTCAAGGTGGAACGTACTGATGCCATTGCAGCCGGTCATTATTCGTTCGCAACCCGGAATTAAACGGGATGGTACGAAGTTTGAAGGTAACTTTTACGTTGACGGCCAATGGTGTCGGTTTCAGCGTGGGTTGCCTCGCAAGATGGGTGGTTATCGAGCGCTGCAAGATCGATTGGATGGCATTGCGCGTGGTATGCACATTCACAATCACAACGGTTTTGTTTACGTCCATGTGGGGACATCGGACGGGGTGTTTCGCTTTCGGCTGAGTCAGAACGGCAACAGCAGCATTGTCACGAACCGGTCTGATCCAGCGTATGTTAGCAACGCTAATGCTAACTGGGTCTTTGACGTGGGATACAACACCACGACTGATCAGAACGAAATCTTGGCGCATGTGGCGTATGACATCGAAGATATTTCTTCTGACACCAACGGTGCGCTGTATCGCGGTTTTGATAACGGGACTGCCCCGCTTAATTTGGAGCCAGATGTCACGGTGTCGGGCGGTATCGTTGTGTTGGCTCCATATGTGTTTGCGTATGGCTCTGACGGTTTTGTGCAGTGGAGCAGAGCGGGCTATACGGACGATTGGAGCGGCGGCGACGCGGGTAATGCTCGAGTTACCAGTCAAAAGATCGTCAAGGGACTGCCGTTGAGAGCGGGTGCGGGTAACGCGCCTTCGGGACTCTTCTGGTCACTAGACTCGGTAATTCGCGCCAGTTACGTAGGTGGAGCGGCGGTATTTAACTTTGACACGATTACCTCGCAGTCAAGCATTCTCTCTGGGAAGAGTGTGATTGAGTACGACGGTTTGTATTTCTGGTGCGGCGTTGACCGATTCTTGATGTTCAACGGTGTGGTACGCGAAGTTCCGAATCAGCTGAACCTGAACTGGTTCTACGACAATTTGAACTACGCGCAGCGTCAGAAAGTCTTTGCGTTCAAGATGCCGCGTTGGGGTGAGATTTGGTGGTGTTACCCGAGAGGGAGCGCGACTGAGTGCACGCATGCGGTAATTTTCAACGTGCGCGAGGAAACTTGGTACGACACTGTGTTGCCCAATAACGGGCGTTCTGCGGGTCAGTATGCGCAGGTGTTTAACTCGCCGCTTGTGATTGGTGTGATTGATACCGAGACGGTGCAATTCCGTGGGGTGCAAAATACGGAGCTGCGAATTACGGAAGACGATCAACCGCGAATCATCAACGACCCAAAGGGTTATGTGGTGTGGCAACATGAATACGGCACAGATGAAATCAATGGTGACCAGATTCGTCCGGTGCAGTCGTTTTTTGAAACGGCAGACATGTCGCTGGTTGCGGCGGAGCAGCCGCAGAATATGGCGCTACGGATTGAATATCTGGAGCCGGATTTCGTCCAAGCGGGGGACATGATGGTTCAAGTCACGGGCCGTGCTAATGCTAAGGCGGCGGAAGTGACGAGTGACCCGCAGACGATTTATGCCACACCGACCGAGCGTCAGCAACAGTTGGTTTATTTCCGCGAAATTCGACGCGAGATGCGGTTCCGATTCGAAAGCAACATTATTGGCGGCAACTACCAAATGGGACAAGTGATTGCGCACGTCGAAGCAGCCACCGGCACAGTGCTTGGAGAAAACCCATGAGCCTGCTGACTGATCCGCGTTTTCACAAGTTGAAAGATTGGGCTGACTTTACAGTTTTTGATCTTGAAAAATATGGCCCAATTCCCCAATTGGAAAAAGAAACCGAGTGGCAAAACTGGGCTGCAGGTATCATAGGCATAAATGGCATCTCACAACAGAACCCTCCGTCGCCTTATCAGTACGATAATTGGCGCGATTGGGCTTCTCGTTTTTATCAAGTTTTAGACTAGGTGAACAATGAATGCGTTTCCACTTAGCCGTCCTGTCACGTTTGACGAATTCGTAAAAGGTTACGCCAACGGTGGCGAAATTGTAAAAAAATATGCTCGCGGCGGCGAAACAGAATTCGGCGGATCTATATATGACCTAGCCGAGTCGTATGGAATCCCGGTAGAATATCTGATGGAGATAGCAGCACAGCCTGTTGTTGAATCTATTCAGCCGACCTACGAAAACGAACCCTTTGTTAGCGGTTTGGATTCGTATTACAACGAACCTAATTACAACTATTTCCCGGCATATGAAACTGTTCAGCCGACGTATGAAGAAACGCCGATTTATCAACCCGCTTTTGAATCTATTCAGCCGACGTATGAAGAAGCGCCGGTATACGATTACGAGGGCGAGCGGCGTCGTGCGGAAGAAGAAGCCCGTTTAATTCGTGAGGCTGAAGAGGCCCGCGTTGCTCG